TAGGAAGTTGCTTGGATCAAATACTCAGCTTGGCTTGCAAGATCCTCGGCAGTTTGAGTTGATGTTGATCCGAGATGGGTCACGCTTGCCCGGTTGATTACCTTGTCCGCGCCGAAATTGATCGTCACCTGATCGTATGGTGTGTGCGCTGGATCGTTGTCGCCAAAGTCCACGACCGCGCCGGCAAGCGTCGTCGATATTCGCTTCTGAAATGTGAACACGCCCGATCTGTCCACGAACGCTCTGCCCTGCTCTGCGTCCATGATGTTTGTCAAATAGCCGTTCACATTCGTTCCCTGTGAGACATCGAATGCTGCAGATCCGCCGAGAGTGGCAACACCAGTCTCTATTGACTGCTCACCTACACCTTGAAAAGCATTTACTTCTGGAAGAGCAAGCATCTCCACTACACGCGCTGACGACAATTGTTCAGTAACATTCCAATCATCAAGGATCGTCTGGCTGAGTGTGTATTGAAGATCAATGCAACCGACCGCGACAGTGTCGTTGCCGTCCAGACTGAAGTTGTAGTCGTATGAAACGATGTAACCCTGAAAGAGTGATTCGGCTGTGTTTGTTGAGTCGTATCGGTAGAAGCGCACTCGACGCATCGGTGCGATTCCTGGCTGATTGTTCGCAGGATCATAGGTGCTTGCATCCGTATTGAACGGATTGAAGGCCCCATAGGCGATTTGATCGTTGAGTATGAAGCTCATTGTGCCGGCAGTGAATTGGTCTCCGATGTCTTTGCGACCGCGGAAGATCCGAAGGTCAAGCACTCCTGTGGTCACATCCGCGTAGGTTGTGCCGGGTCCAAGTGTGTAGGTCGTATTGTCAAGCACGCCTTTAGTACTTGAATCAAGCTGAAAAGAATTGATGTCCCAGCCAGTATCTATTTCTAGCTTGTAAGTGCCCGAGTCAATAACTGCTGCGGTCATAGCACTTCAATTGCTGCAGGCCCGTAGGCACGATTTGCTGCCTTGATGTTGTCAATGACAAGACGACCGATCTCCGCGCTAGTGGCGAGACCACCGCTCACGCTGATGTTGTAGATGTTGTCACCGCGACCGGCATTGATCCCTGCGCGCTCTTCAACTGATAACGCTGAAGCGCTGACCGTCGGTGCATTGATGCTGGCAACGCTTGAAGAGAACGACGCGCCGATTCCCTTGATGTCGGCAAGCTTGAGATTTGGGTTCTTGAGCTTCTTCTCCAGCTGAGCGATCGTGTCCGTGATGCCCTTGACCATGGCTTGTCCCTGAGTCACGCCTGCTTTGTAGAACTGGTCTGCACCGAGAATGCCCACAGCCTCAGCAACGAGGTTGAGGTCGTCCACTAACTGGTTGATCCCATTGGGGCCTAGGATCGCGTCTGAGCCACCTTGAATGAGTTCCGTGGCAATTGCGCTACCAGCCTGCTGACCAGCCTCTAAAACCTTCCTGAGCGCCTCTTCGGAGATGCCCATGCGAAGCAATTGCTCCACTTGTTTGCCGAACTGTTTAGCGCCGGCGGCTTGCTGTGTGAGCTGATCCAAGATGCTTGTGCCGGCTTCCTTGGCAGCGTCGGCTGCACCAGAGATGGAAAACTCTCCCGTGACCGACTCCGCGACAGTCTCCTTGAAATCGTCATAGGCTTTCTTTGCGTCGTCAAGTTTTGCGGTCGCCGAGTCAAGCGCTGCAGTGAATTGATCCGCAAGTTCCTGTCGAGCTTTCTTGATCTTTTCCGCCATCTCGTCAATGGCTTTGCCAGCACCGCCGGCAGCCTTTTCGGTTCCGCCTAGTTGAGTGTTGATCTCGCTGAGCTGTGGTCCGATTGGTCGAATGGTTTCAACTGCAGAGCTGGTGTTTCGCTTGAACGCTGCCATCGCTCCGGCAGCGACGACTAACCCTGCAGCGATTGCGGCTGCACCGACACCGACTGTCAGAGCTGTGTTTGCTGCCGTGGCTGATGCTGCGAGTCCCCAGTTCAGCGCGGTTGCAACGACGGTGACAGCGTTAGCTGCAAGCATTGCGACCTTGAATGTGACGAGTGCAGCGGCTGCTGCAGCGATTGCTGTGCCGATTCCTAGAATGATGCCGACATGGTCTTGCGCCCATTTGCCGAATGAGATCAGCGCTGGGAGTAGAGCATTGACAAGTGGCAGGACTGCAGCACCGATTGCTTCCTTGGCTTCGTCCATTGCGATTGAAAGCTTCTTGAATTGTCCCTGTGCAGAGTTTGCTGCAAGCGATGCTGATCCGCCGAATGTCTTTGCAAGTGACTGCATGACCTCATCAACTGATGCGCCATCTTTGATGAGCGAGTAGAGCTCTGGGGATAGTTGTTTGATCGCTTTTGTGTTTCCTGCATATGCCTTGCTGACTGCATCGGCTACTTCTTGGACTCCTTTGCCGGTCGCTGCGGACACATCAAGGACAGTTTTGAGCGCGTCCTGTGCTGATGCTAAATCGCCAGTACCACGGACAAGGCTGGCAAGTGCCGGACGAAGCTCATCGTCCGCAACCGCTGCCGACATTGACAGCGTGCTGATGAATTCCTCATTGGCTTGAATCTGTTTTTCGGTTGCTCCAGTGGTTGCTTGAAGTTGGCGCGCAAGCTGAGCTTGTGCAGCCTGATCCGCGGCTGCGGCCTTGGCTGTAATGACGAGCCCTGCACCGAACGCTGCAAGCGCAGCGGTTGCCGGCAAGAATGCTTTATTGACTGCAAAGGCTGCCTTCTGGGAATTGGTTTCAAGTGCCTTGAATTGCTCGAAGGTTTTCTTGAGTCCGTCACCTTGGAAGTCGGTGATGATGGGAATGCGGATTGCCATTAGAGATTGCTCCTACTCAGCGCAATGGTGAGCTGACGCTCGACTTCTTCTGTGATGTTTCGGATCGCTGCTTCAATGTTGTCTGTGTTGGCTTCTACTGCAGGCCACATTGAGCGCGAAGCTTTGCCGAATGTCTTGTCCATGTTTTCTATGAGTGTGTTGTTCCAGTCATAGTTCACGCCTTTGCGCTTCTGTGTGGATGATGATCTTCCGCCACGACCAGCGATGTCAAAGACGATGCCGGCAGGGTTCTTCTGCTGAATGATAAATGCGCTCAGAGTCTCGTATTGTGCACCCTTTTCTAGGTTCTTTTTGCGTGCGCGTCGAGTGTCAATTTTGACCGTGATGGATCGGTTCGCGATCGCTTTGTCCCATGGGAAGATGTGTCGCCACTTGCGACCGAAGCCACGCATAACTGTTTGACCGATGCCAGCTGGGAGATTGTTTCGCGCGTCCGAGATTGTCGGCTGCATGAGTGCGCGATAGTCCTTTGTTATCTGTCGGCGTAGATCTGGGGCGAGTTTGTTCAGCGTCTTGAGATCTTCCTTTATCCCAAATACCTGAACGCCAGTTCTTGCCATGTCATCACTTCCTGTTTCTTTCCTCTAACACAGTAGTGACAGTGAGTAGGTCGGCAGTGTCAAACTCTTCTTCGTAGAAGCGCGGAGCCCACGAAAGACTGACCAGCAATTCTGCTAGGAGCCTTCGGTGAGTTCCGCGTGGGTAGGGTTTTCTATTTCCTCAGCGCTCACTTCTACCGAGTCAAGCTTGGCAATGAACTTGTCAAACTCTCCCGGCACGACGATCTTCGCTTGCTTACATGCTTCCCACGCTAAGAACGCAAGATCTTCCACGCCGATACCGTTCGCCATGTCTGATGCTTTGCGCTTGAAGCGTCGTTCCCATGCGACAAGTGTGACCAGATTGGTCGTCACTTCGTATGGGTCTTTGCCTTCTTCTGTCACCTTTAGGTGCAGCTTCATCTTGTCTCGCTTTCGTGTCGGACCGGTTCGCGGTCAGATTATGGGGTTACATCCGTGGTGTAAGTTCCGCCGTTTGCCGTGATCGAAATCGTCCCGAGAGCACCCAGCGATGAGACCACTGGCAGCGTGGCGATGAAACTCCCTGTGAAGGTCATCTTCGGATTGGTGGCAGATTCGCTACCTGCTGCTGGTTGCACTGTGATTGTCGTGCTGGTGCCGACCAAAGTTGAAAGGGTGGCCCAAGTCTCGGTCGCTGCGAAGCTCGCATAGAAGTCGAGGGTGACTGAGTGACTGCCGAGGCCTGACACATACTTGCGTGATGCGTCTCCGAACGAGGTTGCTTCGAGCTGGTCGTAGTTGATATTCACGGTCGCGCCGGTGCACTGATCGGTCAGATCAACGCTGTTCACGGTCACGATTGGTGTTGAGAGATAAGTGCTAGTTGCCATGGTTACTCCTTGGATGCTTTCTTAGATTTAGTTTTAGCAGGTTTTTCTTCTTCGGTGGTTGATACCTCAGCCTCAACGATGAAGCCACCAGCCAGAAGCGCAGCGACATTGATGCCAGCGCGTGGCTCGTACAGCTCACCGATTTTGCCAAGCTTTGAGGATGCGATCACATAGCTCATGATGTTTGCGCCTGCACTTCAATCATCATCTCATACGCCGGCAGGACTACTCCACCGACATCGACGCTGGTCGGGCTTCCGGATGTTGCCCCGACATTGGCGGTCATAACGGATGCTGCCATGTTGAGAATGTTGCCAAGCGCGTCAGAGTTGCCCGGACCCATTGAGATGATCTGAACGGGGAATGTCATTTTGGCGATGTTGTAGTTCCACATTGTGAACGATGGCGCGTCAATGAAGACGCACGGTGGCCTGAGATTGCGCGGATCAGTCACGACTTGCAGACCAGTCGCGGTCGCCAGTTTCGTCCCCAACGCGCTCATCGCATTGTTGAAGAGATCGGTGTAGTTAGAGACGGTCATGCCACAGCTGGACGATCAATGCCGAGAAGTTGTTTGATCTGACCGTTCATTCCGACGACTGGTGTCTGTCCCATGTCTTGGAAGCTGGAGAAGACATCCACTGTTCCGCGCGATTTGTAAAGCATGCCGGCATACATAACCGTGCCAAGATACACATCTTGCGATGGCACCGTGGTTAGCGAGTCCACATAACCTGCCTCGTATCGTCGGCGATAGCAGAACGCATTCGATGCTGCAGCGCAAGTGGTCACGAAAGTCTGGTCGCCAGCTGACGCGACGGAGATGCCGAGCCAGTCAAGCACATTCTGCTGAGTGATCCAAGTGCATGTCGCTGGAGTCCATGTGACGCTGCCGGATGCAAGCTGACGCGGTACATCATCAGCGGTCTTCTGGTAGCAGACTTGATTAGCCAGCGGAACAAGCGGATCAACAATCAGATCGCCTTGGTCATCAACACCTGTGAGCAAGTATTGGGGCAAAGCATAGACAGTGATGTTCGTTCCGTTGAATGTTGCATCAACGCCAGCGACAGTGATACTCCAACCGACCTCAAGCTCCGCTGGGGTGAGGAGCTCAAGGACGGCGAAGTTATCGACTAGATACTTTTGCTTGACTTGATAGGTTGCCATGAGCGGATGCTCCGCTCTCGACTAAGCCTGTGCGATTTTGCAGAACTTCGTAGCGTCCAGCATCTTCGCAGCAAAGTAGCCACGATAGGCCAGCTGGGTTGAAAGGCTTGCAGGCTGGAGCAACTGTACGGCCCCCTTGTTTTGCTCCCACGCCTCGAAGGCTCCGGTCGCTGCAGCACCTACGATGCAGGTCTTTGCGGCGAAGTTTGTGTCCACGACTAAACGCAACCCGAAGACAACGCTGTCGCGTGTTCCCGGTGTCATTGAGCCGAATGCGTTCATCGGTCCAACTTGTGGGAACAATGGACGATCCGAAGTGTCGCTCAAAGTTCCGAGCTGTGCGTACACATCTGGTGACACGAACAAGTGATCTGGCATGTAGTTGCCTTGAGCCAAGATCGTCACTGATGCTGCATAAACTTTTGCAACCCAGTCAGCAGGATCGGTTACAGCCACATTGCCTGTGGTCTGTGTGGTCTCCGAACGCAGAAGATCTGCTGCCACATTATCGGTGGCAATCGCGTACATCTTTTGCATGTCTTCGAGGAGCGCGCCGAGAACCTCGGGCGAACTCCAATCAACTGAAGCTTCCGAAAGTTCTACATAACCACCGTAGATTCCCTTAGTGATCTGCACATCATCCACCACAAAGGTTCCTGCAGTGATCGTGTTGTTCTCGGTCTGTGGTCCACCGATGCTTGTGTTGGTGGTGATGACCGGACGGATGAACACTTTGCCAGACTGTGGCATCGCACGCACGCCGATTGCATCAACGACAGGCCTCAATCCTCGAAGTCCCGAATAGATAGGAGACAAGATCGGCATAGGCATGATGCCATCAAGATCAGATGTAACCACATCTGGCGCAGCGGCGCGGATCTTTGCATTCATTTCTGCTGCAACTGCTCCGCCTTGCATCTGTGCTGCAATCCATTCGCCAGCTGATGGCAATGCGAACTCTTTGCGAGGCTGTGCGAAGAGAGTTTGTGTAATAGGTGCTGCCTCAACTACTGCTGGGGCTGGTGTTGCTTCTGACATTTCTTGCTCCTGTTCTGGGATTACTTCTTCAGTATTGCTTATTTCTTCTTCGTCTTGGTGGATACTCGCAGCGACATCAAGGATCGGTGCGTCGAATGCGCCGTGGGGCACTACCGAAAGCTCCATCCACTTGCTGGCTGTGATTACCATGACACCGTTTTTGTCGTACTTGAACTTGACTGGCTCCACTCCGACGGACACATCCGAGAGGGCTCCGGCAGCTGCGAGCACTAATGCTTCCGAGCCGAGAACTGTCTCTGCGACCTTGGCTGAGAAGAGCATTCCTTCTTCGGTTTCTACGCGCTCGGTCACTGTTCCGATCACTTTGGTTGCATCGTGATACATGAAAAGCTTTGGTGCTGGGCCATCTGATGGCAAAGAGCCAGGAGCAAACATGACGCGAGTTCCATCGCTGACTGTTGCTTCTGTGTTGTATCTGACCGCGATTCCGCTGATGGTGCGTCGAGGCTGTTCGCCTTGCGCTGCATCAATCGTGAACTGGCCTGCGTGAAGTTTCAACATAGTCGCGACTTTACCCGATCAGCTTGCGCCCATAGTGGATTCATCCGGCATCTCGGATTCGTCCATGTCTTCGCCCATGTAGGTCTCCGATAGAAAATCATCCACATCAAATTTGACCATGGTTCCTCTTGGAAGATTGTTGTCGCTGGAGAGTGTTTGCGTAATGCAATCTGCAATTGGTTTGCATGCGTATTGCCAGAGATCCATCCTTGATTGCTGGGCTGACTGGTAAGAATACGCGCCGATGCTGACTGAAAGTAAATAGCTAGGGACTCCCAATAATCTGCCGAGGTCGCGAGCACTGTAATCGGCAGAGTCAATGAGAAGCATCTTGTCCGGTGTCGCGTTTGTTTCTGTGTAGCTCAAGAATTCATTCAGCGCTGCAGTCTGATTAGTCGAGCGCGCAAGATTGAACTGTGCTGCAAGATCAGCGAGTTCTTGACCGCTCAACGGTTCGCCACCAGTCTGTTTCAGTACGCCGGCAGGAATTGCTGATGATGCGTTTCGCATGCGTGCTTCCTCGATGCGGATCGCGGTCTCAGCTGGACGACGACCAGTGAAGAGAATGCCTTGCATTGGGCTAATGAATTGGATGAGATCGCGCGAGTCAATTTCCATTCCGTTGAATAGAACTTTGTTTGATGGCGCAAAGAACACTGGTCCGCCTTGATCGAGTGTCTGGACCATTGCTGCAGGAAGTCGCGTGTAGCTTGAGGGATATTGATCGCTAGTCCTCTCCGTGACATAGAGGTAGGCCCGTCCCCAAAAGATGAGGTCATCGGCTAACCAGCTGAGGAGCGTGGAGTTCGGAATGCTTTGATCCATGCGCGCAAGCCATGCACGCGGAGCGAGTGGAACTTCTTCCATCTCGTCGCCGTTCCACATCTCTCGGTACATTTCCAGCTTGAGCCCTGAGATCGTGGTGCAGATCAAGTCGCGCGCACGAGCAATGACAGCCAAGCTCATCATCCGCTCACGCCCGGTTCCGTTTTGATAGGAGATGTAGTTATCAACTTGAGACGCGCCAGCGTTAGATCCGCCGACTGCTGCAGCGATTTCCACCGCGCCATATTCAGTCGCGATTGCTGGCCTGTTCACTCGGTTGAATAATCCCATGTCTCTACTCTTTCACAGTTTTTTGGTGGAGTCGTGCATCGGGGGACCTTCTCCGACGAAAGGATGACACACGACTCCGCGCCGATCTTAGTTCGCCACCACGACGAGCTGTGGCTTCCCACGGGAGTGACGATTGCCGGCAACGATCGCTGATGAGAAGATCATTGTTCGGCAGAGTTCTATCGGTCCGGGCGAACGCTGTGAGCTGACTGCGATGGATCCTTGTGTGCGGACGCTGACTGCGCGCACGACATGTTCCGCTAGGGCCATCTCACCTGTGTGGACGAGTTGGCGTTCACGGATCAATCCTTGGATTGCTGGAGTCCATTTCAAGATCTCTGCATAGCCGACGATGACGCGCCGTGATTCGAGTGCTGGTGGACATTGCAGATCCACCGTCGGTGTGAATGCGAACTTGATGGAATGGTCTTTGGCGAGCTCGCGCACATGTTCCCAGAGCTGTGTTTGTGTGTCGCAAGTGAACGCGACTGTCACGCCGATGCGACCGTCCGGCATGAGCACTGATCTGGTGGCGTAATAGTGCGAGTCGTTGAAGTCCACCTCAACTGCAACCACTCCGCCGGCAGGCAAAGGCTCGGTGGTGGCGAGCTGACTCCAGAGACCTTGTGGGATCCACGATCGGTCGGTTGCAATCCAGAGGTTCACGCTACTTCTGAGGAAGCTGGCGCGATCTGGCAGCTGCGATTCAGATTCAATTGTGGACATCTCCAGTGTCTTGCCGAGAGCAGGGTTCGCATAAGCCCACGCGACTGGATCCATCGGATCAAGATCTGGTGGTGGAGACCATTCACGGAAGTGGAAGTTCGTTGGCGCGTGTGTGTCAATCAATCGCAAACCCATTTCTCGATATCTCATCATGACTTTGGATTCTTCTGTGCCGGCAGTGGACCACATGCTGAGAAGAGGGAAGCGTCGTGCGCGCATGGTCGGTGTGATGCCACCGTCAATCACTTCTTCATCAATTCCCCAGACTTCGTCCACCAGCGCGAGATCTACTGAGAGACCGTGCGCTGCATTCGGCTTCGCTGATCGGACAAGAAGCTTGGATCCGTCTGGCAGTTTCGCAGCAAGACGACCGTAGGAGCGTGTGAGTTTGGCATCAAAGTACTGCTCAAGGATGTCGGCAATTTCTTCATAGATTCCTGCAGCGCTGTCAAGACGGTGAGCCATCAGAAGCACAGTCTGCTTCTCACCACGGATCTTCGGCATCTCAGTCAGCCACCAGCCAGCCAATGCTCGAAGAGCAACGCTCTTGCCCTGCTGACGCGCGCACGACACAAGAGAACTACGAGTGACAAGCTCAACGCCGGCATCATCCGAGAAGGCCAGCTGGTCGGCAAGCGCAGCGATCTGCCACTCCATGAGATCCACAGACATGAACTTGCGAGCCCACTCCACCACACCCCACACATGCGATCCCTGCTGATCTGGGCTAATCGTCGCCAGTCTCGGCTGGTCGTGGCCAGTCAGCGCTGGTTCGGGCTGGTCCGTGTCCCTTGGGGAGAAATAGAACGATGGGCTCGGGGGCAAGGACGATTGATCGTAAAAAACTGCTTCTGAATTGATTGGTGTTCGTGTTGCTTCGGCTCGGTCGTGGATTCGTTGTCGGTCGCGCGCTGCTTTGTATTGCGTTCCTCTTCTTGAGTTGCATTCTCTACATGCCGGCACAAGGTTCGAGAGTGAGTGGTCGCCACCACGATCTACTTCAATCAGATGATCTGCTGTGTCTGCTACTTTGCGCTGACACCAGTGACACATCGGTTGTCCTTTGAGTAGTGCTGCACGATTGGTTGCATACTCTTTGTTGTTTGTTGTTCGTTCTCTTGGCATGCTCACGCGCTTCGCTTGTGCTGGCGCGCCACTGCGTGGCTTGCCCTTGTTGATGATGTCGGGCTCATGTGTGTGTGTCCATGTCTGTGGTGTTGTTTGTTTGTATGTGTATGTTATGCGAACCGATAAGACATACAGGGATGAATGCTCCACCCACGGGGTTGCCCTAACCCGTACCCTTTGCACTCATCAGCTGATTATGTTTACAGCTCGCCTCGGCGCTTTGCCTCGCTCACTTCGTCTTGCATGATTGAGGACGCGCCGATCTACCCGCGTTACCGCGACCTCTACCCGACCGGATGCGACTCCGATAGGTGCTTGCTACTAGCCGATTGTTTAGAGCTGGAAGTTGCTCAAAGTGTAGAGAATGTACTCCATGTCAGAAGGCTTCCAGACACTGTTGAAGTGTGAGCCGGCATCGAATGCCATGAGCCATCGCTTTTGCAATGGTGACAGTTTGCCGCGCTCCGCTTTGAGTTCTACCGCGAGCAGTTTGCCGGACACTGGATGCACCATCAGCAGATCTGGGAAGCCTGCATCTCCTTGGACATTAGTTAGCCAGCGACCGCGCGAGTTCTGTGCCGGCAAATCATGATGAATCAGCCAGCCATATCGACGCGCGACCGAGATCACGACTTCTTTCAACTCGGCTTCGCTCATGTTCTTGTCAAACTTCATCGCGCAACATTTCTTCCACATGAATAAACGCTTTATCCGCAATCAAGCAAAATTTGCACTTGCCGCGCTGAAGTGTGCATAAGCCAGTTTTTGCATTTTGGCGTTCATGCCATAAAGCCAGTTCTAATTCCCACACTTTTTGATTCAATTCCACGACTTGTTTGCTTAGGTCATCAATCATCAACATTGCGCTATCAAATGCGCTCATTTCAGTACCTCAATGATTCTGCTTGCTTCATGTGACTTCAATAGTTCCAGCACAGCTTCATCGCTGTTCAGTTCGCGTTGGATCAACTCCAGGAGTCGAAGATCATCCATTCCGGCATCCTTGGCAAGCTTTTTGATGTAGCCGAGTTGCTTCGGTGTCGCGAATGCACCAGAGGGTGTGTGCACTTGCGTGGATGGTTGCCCGGCTGGGCGATCAGTGGTGGGCGCTAGGTTGCCCCCCAGCCGAGCGACCTTTTCCATCTCTTGACGAGAAGGTCGTGGACCATTGCCTTGTCCTTGGATCGGACTATTCGAAATTGCGCGTCCAATTGCGCTCGTCTCCCCGTTTTCGCACCAGCTGGTCATATTGACCCCACGGTCAGATCGTTGCTCATGTGCGTATCCGACTGACATCGGCTTTGCGTCATCAGCATGTCGGTATAGCTCAGCGCGAAAGATGCAAGAGTCTCCGTCGTAGTTCATCATGCAGGTCTCAATACGACCGTCTGGGAATGTTGCCCAGAAGCGGACAAGACGCTGCTCAACGGTTTCGTAGTTGCTTAGATCAAAGCCCATCAGCAGGCCACCCAGACGATCGCATCATTGCCTGAGACGGTCTTGCGTGTGCGTCCTGAGTCCATGACAAGCGCGTCGCGCACAAGTGACACACGCGAAGGTCGGACAGTGTTGCCGGACATGTCAAGTGTGCGCTCTAGTTCTTCGTCAGTAAGTCCACCGAAGAGTTTGATTGCGTTATATATTTTTTGACGCTTTGATCCTGACTTTGGGTAAGCCTTGATTGCTGCGCGCTGTGATGTTGGATGCGCTTTTTTTGCTGTGATGACCACATTGCGATTCACTGTTGGCACATATTTTGTGCCACCGAGACCGGTCGTGATTTGAAATAGTTCTAGCTGATTGTCGGACATGTCGGATGCCTTTTCTATGAGTGCGCCTCTAGCGCTTTGATTGCTAAGTCAAGTGTAGTCACATCGTGAAGTGGCATCGGTTCATTCAACGAAAGCTGGTTCTTCATTGCGCGCAATCGGCGAATGATTGATGCGTGAGGGTTCTTGCTGATTGCCATGATGTCATCCATCAGATTGAAGATCGCCATCGTGTGTGATGCTGACGCGCTTGATTCGAGCACCATCTTCCGAGTTTCTTCGGTGAGTTCACCTTGATTGAATGACACGCCTTCGCTCACTTTACGCTCCATGGTCCCCAGCCGAAGCCGTAACGCTCCACGCCGTAATTGTAAATTGCTAACCCTGCGCGCAGATTAGTCACGGGGTCTAGCAGATTTTTTGGCTTGCTAATAATGCCTAAGCCGGCGAGCCACTTGTGCCATGAGCCGTTGATCTGCAATAGTCCGCGCGATCCCCCAAATGGGTCTTTGCGATTGATCGCGTTAGGTGTGCAATTTGATTCGCGCTGCATGATGGATTCAAGCACGGTTCTCTGATCTGCAGGCCAGCCGAGATTGATCGCAAGAGCTGAGAATTGCTCGCATGCGCTGGTGTAGGGATCAATGTAGATCGTTGAGCTGGTGGTCGTGGTCGGTTCCAGCAAATAGGCGTGCACATCAATGGTCCTAGAAGGCTCGTTAGACGCGCTAGGAGCCTCTGTGAGCGCCGTAATGCCAAAGACTGTGCAAAGCACTAGCCCGATCAATTTTTCTGCAAAGTAGTTCATTTCTTCTCCAGTGGTATTGGCACGCCCCATGATGAAGCATGCGATCTGAATGCAATTTGCCCTAATAGGTATTTGCCGGTATCCGGTTCGGTGAAGATCTGAACGAGGATCTCTTGTCCGTTATCCATGACTCCCGTGTAAACGGAGTAATTGAAGATCTGCGGTTCGCTCATAATCACTTGCCCTTCGTCGGTAATTCGACCCTAGGCGATCGGTGCGCGTTACTGGTGGATTTCGCCAAAGACCTTGAGGAATGCGGCTTTCACCCAGATCACCGAGTCCGCTGCTTGTGGTGTGATCTCAATGTGGAACCAGTCTCCGCCGGGAGCTCCGTGGATCGTCGGCTTCGTGTACTTTTGCCATGCGTAACGATCACAGCGCCAAGCGCGCCCGTGTTCTTTCGGGAAGTAGTCAAGGATGCACTGCACGCCAAGATCGTTCGCGTTAGCAACGACGACATCAATGAAAGAAAGCGCGTTCAATCGTCCTGCTTTTGGATGCTTCTCGCTCTTGCGATATGAAAGATCTACAGCTCTGCCAGTGGCATGCACCGACAATGATCCGGGCTTTCCGCGCATGTCACGCTGACCCCATGATCCGTTATTCCACAGCGCACCATTTGATGCAGCGATTGCTTGCCTGATCCATTCGTCCATGCCGGCGCGTGGTTTTGGTGCTGGCCCGTCAGCGTTGCCGATGTAGTCCCTAGCGTTAGGGATGCCGGGTTTAGCTTTGGCTACTGTCACGACCGAAGGCTTGATCTTTTGGGTTTACCCAGCGGAGCAATGGTGGGATGATTGCAGCGATCGCACCCTTGCCATAGTCCCGTGGATCTGTCGTGCCGGTTGAGTAAACAGCAATGAGTGCGCCCACGACTGAGCGCATGTAGCTGGCGAAAATTGCTTTGTCTTTAGCTGTGATTTTCAACATGGTGATCTATCTTTTCTTCTATTCGACCAAGGATCTGGTGAACTTTTCCGTGGTCTTTTTTGTTGTCGCTGCCGATTTTGCTAATGAGCGCCACCACCACAGCGAAACCCCCACCGACCAAAGCCACCACAATCTGAGGATCCACTTCACTTGCTATTTCTTTGATGTTGCAGGTGCTGGTGGATATGGGTTTGCATCTTTGATTGCTTGAACTGCAGCATCCCAATCGGCTTGAGTTTTAGTGCCGCGTTGCCACTCAAAAAAGATCGGGTCACTGGTTTTGATGTATTCAGCGTGACGAGTATTGCTGATAATTCTGCACTGATTGTCATAATCAACTTGCGCCCATTGAGCGTCTAGTTCAGCTTGCGTTGGTTTTGGATCAGCGCTTGACCATTCAAGTGTTGTGTAATTGTTATCGCTTAGTGACCAAATAGCCGTTTTGTAGTTCGCTGTGAGGATTGCTGCATAGTCGATCATGCTGATATTTCCATGACTGTAATGGTTGATGAAGCGACAGCTGTAGCGCTGTTTTGACTTCTGTTGATGTAACTAGTTCCGCCGGCAAGATCTCGAGATTGCACTTGATATGTGGTTGCTGAAGTTGTTGCTGGACTGTCTAAGTAAAGCATTGTTGCTGATGCAACATAGTCATTGTTGCCTGCTGAATCAGCTGATGCGTAGTTGTTAGGCACATAACTTGCAGTGTTTCCACCAGTGACCTTGATTGCCATGAAGGTTCCGCCGTTGACTGTTGCCATGATGAGAATTTTGCTTGATGTTGCTGATGGCGTGATTGTGGCGCTTAGGCCGGTGACATTTGCATAAGCTCCGGCAGCTCCAGATGTGAACGCTGTGGTCAAAGTGGTGCTGACCACTTGCAAGACTCGGAATGCGCCTCGCAAATTGTTTATTTGTGCTGCTGTAAGGACATCGCCGGCAACAAAGGTTGCTGGGAGTGTGGTTGGGGTTGCCATAGTGTTTCCTAACTTAGTGCGTAGATGGTGTCAAGTGTGGAACTGTCAAGAATGAAGAGCTGATAGACCGTTGTCGGGGTTGTGTAGAAAGTGACGCGATGTGGCGAAGCGTAAGTGATGACATGCTCTACGCCTTCAACGAAGGACTCTTGAGCGATCACGCTGGTAGATGACACGCCTGTCTGGATTGTTTTCTCAATGCTGATCGTGTCACCGATCTCAACTATGGCAACTGCGTCGCGTTCGGCATTCGAGAGCATCTGGAATGGAGCGGAGACGCTTGTGAGTACTGGTGTTGGTTGAGGCTTGATGAGATATTCGGCAAGCGTGAGAGCTGCAGCATCATTGTGGACGAGACTGTCGTTATAGGAAGTTGCTTGGATCAAATACTCAGCTTGGCTTGCAAGATCCTCGGCAGTTTGAGTTGATGTTGATCCGAGATGGGTCACGCTTGCCCGGTTGATT